GTAGCCATTAATGAACCTTGCGTATTCATAGTTAAGGCATTAAATGGCGAAGTCCATCCTGCTGGGGCAGAGTTACCGATACTTACAACACCAGTAGAAGTAATCCGCATCCGTTCTGTGTTGCTAGTTGCAAAGTTTAAATAACCAGCTTCTCTGTTTATAAGTTCAGCATTAGCACCATCTTGAGCAATTTGAAATCCATCGGCATTAGTTCTTCCCGACGCAGTATTAGTCATCTGAAAATAAGTAGCAGACGAGCCACCATCTATATGAAGTAATCTTGTTGGAGCTGTAAGTCCAATACCTACATTACCAGCACTAGTGATACGCATCCGTTCTGCGCTGTTAGTGTGAAATGTCATGGCATTTGTGCCGTGGTCATAAGCAAGAAGTCCGACTGTTGCGCTTCCTGTATCACCAAAATAAATCAAGCTGTTATCGCCTAAGTTATTTCCTGTATGAAGATAAAGGGCTGTATTACCGCTACCTCTTACTTCTAACTTACCTAACGGACTACTAGTACCAATTCCTACATTGCCTGAAGAATCAACTCGCATACTCTCAACACCGCCTTCTGTAAAGGCAATAGTGTCGGCTGCTGGGAAGAAAATACCTGTGTTGGTATCGCCTGTAGTAGTTAATGCTGGGGCTGATACTGTGCCAGCTTGGACTGTGGTAACACCAGTAGCTTCCAGCGTAGAGAACTTACCTGTAGATGCTGTAGTAGCACCGATAGTTGTTCCGTTGATTGAACCGCCTGTAATAACAATGCTTGCAGGATTGATAGATGCAGCAGACGCAGCAGCAGCAGTGGCAGAGTTAGCTGCATTGGTTGCACTGGTTGATGCAGAGCTTGCTGAGTTACTAGCATTAGTTGCTTGAGTGGTTGCTGTAGATGCTGAAGAAGCAGCATTAGTCGCTGAAGTGCTTGCAGATGAGGCACTAGAAGCTGCATTAGTAGCCTGAGTAGTAGCTATACCTGCTTGAGTAGTGGCGGTTGAAGCTGAACCACTAGCGGAAGTAGCAGAGCTTGCTGCGTTAGTTGCTTGCGTCGTAGCAGTACTAGCACTTCCTGAAGCTGATGTAGCAGAACTTGCAGCATTTGTTTCTGAAGTGCTTGCAGCGGTAGCAGAGTTAGCAGCATTAGTAGCTGACGTAGCTGCTGCGGTGGCAGAGTTACTAGCGTTAGTTGCTTGAGTGGTTGCTGTAGATGCTGAACCAGACGCTGATGTTGCACTATTTGCTGCGTTGGTTGCAGATGTAGAAGCAGCAGAGGCTGAGGTACTTGCATTAGATGCTGAGGTGCTTGCTGAAGACGCTGAAGAAGCTGCGTTAGTTGCTTGGGTGGTTGCCGTAGAAGCTGATGCAGCAGCATTCGTAGCGGATGTCGAAGCAGCAGATGCGGACGCAGCAGCGTTAGTCTCTGCAGTCTCTGCATTGGTTTCTGCAGTCTCTGCGTTAGTCTCTGCAGTTTCTGCATTGGTCTCTGCTGTCTCAGCGTTAGTCTCTGCTAGTTGAGCAGCAACCTGTGCTGCCTCTGCAGCAGCTTGTGCAGCGATAGCAGCGTCTTTAGCTTGTAGTGCTAAGAGTACTTCACTTGCAGCGTCTTGAGTAGCATCGCCTGAACCACCGGGTCCTCTATAGATTGCCAAGGTCTATCTCCTTATTTGTTTAAATACACTCATAAAATGTACTTAAACAAACTCCCTAGCCGAAGCTAAGGAGCTTGAGTTGCCAATATTAGGCGTTTACAGCTAAGATAAAGCCAGTTTCAGGACGTAGTGTCTTTGTACCGAAGAGGGTGTCTGCGGTATAGAGAGTGGATAAATATTCCTGTTTGTACTGAACTTGTGAACGAACACCTAGTTGCTCAGCAAGAACCATCGTATCTTTGTGAGCCAAGATAGCTGCTTTGATGTCGCCACCAGCGGTTGCAGTGTTCTCAGCATCTGTTTCAATGACTGGGCAGTTGCTGGTTACATAGATGTCGATACCATACAACTGACCGATCTGACCGTTGTTTACACCACGACCATCAACGAAATCAGAGCTGTTGTAACGATCAATACCCATGATAGCTGCACGCAATGATGGAGGAACAGCGAAGAAGCGACCATCCATTGGAGTGTCAGCATCATCCATCAACTTGATCAAGGCACGGAAGCCAGCATCAGTAAATACGTCAGCAGGAACTACAGTATCCGCAGCGTAAGCTGTGAGACCAGTAGAAGCGTCGATGTAATAGCTGTTGCTATGAACATAGGTTGTAGTACCGTTACCAAAGGTCTTGGCTAAAGTAAACAATGTGTCGTCAACTTTCTTAGCCAAAGCATAACCAGCGTCGTCAGTGTAGAAACGACGTAGTGATGCCAAAGCCTGAACTTCGACGATGTCCTCGATGAAACGTGAGTACTCGAAATGCTGGTCAATAGAGACCAATACTTCGGTCTCGGTGTCAGCTTGGATGGTAACTGTTGTGTTTGCAGCTTTAGCAGTTGCTACACCACGAGTTGGTTTAGGAATATGAAGAGTGTCACCCTTCTTACCACGCATAGACATCTTGTTAACCAAGTTAGCTAATACGAGGCTCTTTTTGTAAGCAGCTACTACTTCGTCACTCCAAATTTCTGGAATAAACTTATCTGCTTGCGTTTTTGCTACGATTGAACCGGATCCACCGGGGTATGCTGCTGTTGCCATTTTATAAATCTCCTAAATTATTAAGTTTCATTTAACTCGCCCTTCGTTATAAGCCGCAAGAATTTCGTCTTGCAATGCCATGTAACGATCTGGGTCTGTCATTCTCAGTTTGATAAGGTCAGCTCTTCGATAAATCTTTCTAGTGCTTTCCCCGCTACCGCCTGTATCGACTGCTGCGGCACGCAATGCCGTATCTTGAGTTTTAGCCTGTGCTTCTGCTGCTTGTGTCTTTTTCTCGTTAGACTGAGTACCTTTAATCGCCTTGTAGGTGCTTAAAAGTTCATCAGCCGAGTTAAAGTCAAATTCAGCGTCGGCTCTTGTAAACAAATCTATACGAATTGGACTTGCTTTAATCCATTCGTGGAATTCAGCGTTTTGTGCTATATCCACAAAGTCGGGATGCTTAGACTGCAGTTTCTGTGCAGTTTGCATTCTCTTAAATTCGAGTGCGTTTTGTTTAGCTTCAAGTACTGCAGGGTGCTGATCAACGGTCTTTAAGACAGCTTGCTTTGGGTCAGCAAAGAAATCTTCTTCTGGAACTGTTTCAGCCGGCTTAAACTGTTGCTTAGATTCGAGTTGTTGCTTGAGTAACTGATCTGCTAGACTTCGTACCTCATGAACCTCGTTTGCTTGACGACCGATTAGCTTCTCAGCTTCTTGGTGCATCTTTGCAATCTCTAACGCAGATTTACCTCGATACTTCTCAGGTAACTCATCCGTTGGTTCTTTCGTGTCAACCGCTTCAGGTTGTGCTGCTATTTGTGTTGCAGCGTCTTGGGTTGTAACATCTGATACTACGTCTTGCTCAGTACCTTCAAACAGTTCTTCTTGTTCAACAAAGTTTGCAGCCATAATAATGCTCCCGTCACAAAGTGATTGTAGGATTTATAAAATAACAAAGGTCCGTTAGGGGTTGTCTTCGTCACGAATTGAGCTTACGCTCTCTAAGACGTTTTTCTTCACGCTGTTTAGCCCATCTTGCTGTCGCTTGCGGATGATCGCCAGAGATAGGATCGAGGCTAATACGGGGTGCAGAAATCTGCCTGTGTGCGTCTTTACCGCACAACCAACAAGGGACTGTGGCTACCTCATAATTAACCAAGTTTTCTTGAAGGTGTCCCTCTTCACAGAGGAAATCAAATAATCTACGAGGCATCCTGAGCGTCTCCCGACGAGTCTTGTTGCAATGCTTCGTAAGCCTGTTCTGAACTTTCTTTCAAAGTTAGCAGCCACTGAAGGATGTCTAATTGTCCTTTGCGAAAGAACAGATCAATTTCGTTTTGAATCGGAGCTACTTTATTCACCGCATCGAATATTCCTTGAACATCCTCGATGAATTGTTTCCACCCAACCGTAGTCATCGTAGAAAATCGCTCTTCATAGTACTTTTCTAACTGTTTGTCCATAGTTTTCTCCTGTTTTAGGAACTATGTTGTATTATTACAACATTATGCTGATATTACCACAAAAGTTGTAAAATGTCAAGCACTTTTTGATTGTTTTTGCAACATTTGTAGCGATGCAATACGCTCGTTACTCTTAATATCTTCTTCTTTTAATGCTAATTCAGCAATCTTGGCTCTTTGAGCAAACTCTCCTGAGCTGTCTTGACCACGAATATTCTGACTTAGACCACTAATAACTCTTGCTTGGGTTTCTTGTGGCATCAATTGAGCCGCAACTACGTCTTTCTGAGCAGAAGCGTTGTTTCGAGTTGCTTCGGACTGCAGTTTAGCAATTTCAGCCTGTGCAGCAGCGGTTTGGAGCTGCATTTGAGCCTGTTGCATCTGTTGTTGCTCTGGGTTAGGCTGCATCATCTGCTCTAGTTGCTGGATCATCTCAGCACGATTTGGTAGGCTAGAGGAGCTAATAATACCTTTGAGGATCATTGGCAGTACTGGAGTGTCAGGACCGAGAGTCTGGAGCAATGCAATGAGCTGCTGTTGTTCATATTCCCTAGCAATGATGCCTAATGTAGCCATTGGGATAAACTTGTAATCTGAAGCAGGATAACGCTCAGGGTCAAACTGCATAAAGCGATAAGCAGCTTTACGAATCAATGGAACTAAGAAGTCCTCTTGGAAGTTTGTAAGTGTACGCTTGTACTTCTTAACGATACCAGCAACTGACATTGACATCTGAGCTGCACCATCACGGGTAAACTGTGTAGGCTGTCCAGAAGCATCGGTTGTTCCGGTAGCCTGAAGAAGCATTCTCTCAAAGTTTTGGCTAATTGCCAAGTTACCTTGGTCGGTAGTGCCGAACTTGAATGGGAATAGGATCTCTGCTGGATTACCGTTGGTGAGGATTGCTTTGCCGGGCTTAACTTCAAACTTAGCGCCACGAGGTAATCGTGTAGCATCCATCGCAATCATTGGCGATGTGGTGAGGGCTAGGCTGTCAAGGTGTGAACGCAACTGAGCGTCAATACCTTTTTGCATATTGTAAGCCTTCTCGACTGTGCCACGACCCCAGAAGCGATTTGGTACTGTATCATCCTGATATGCTACAACAGGACGATCCTTCATCATGTAAGGCGTTTTCTCCGCTTTAAGGAGCAGTGAGCCATTAGCAACAACAACGATGGCTTCGACGAGGTCACTATATTTATCCGCAGTGCTATCCTCCGGAAATAAGTCAACAACTTCCTCACCTTCTTTGTTCTCCAATTGTTCAATGTATTCACGAGGAACTAAACCATAATACTTCATGAGAAGCACTTTGTCGTCTCTAAACTGTACTTCTTCCTGTGTTGGCTCAAGATCGTCGTCTTGTCCGTAGGGTTGGATATCTACCTTACGATAGATTCCCTTCTCGATACCAGATACGACCTGATGAATTGACACATAAGATTCAATAGCGACTCCCATTGCATCCTCAATCGTTGTGGCGTTAGGATCAATGAGAAAGTTCTTTGGATTGATGGGATTTAGCTTGACGCAGGTATAT